TTGAAGCTTTACTTTTTCTGCATTATCTAACTCAGAGGTCTTAGTTTTTTCAGCAAGACTTAAAGCGTTTAAAGATGCACTTTGCGCAACTTGTCCAAAACGAGATAACGCTTGACCAGTTTGAGCAAATTGCCCTGGGTTAGCTTGAACAGATAAACGACCAGATCCAGACTTAACAGCCCTTTGTATTTCAGATTTATAACTTGGTACTTGCATCAACCATACCTTGAATTAATTATTGATTTTTGTAGTGCGCTATTTGATTTTATAGTTTGTCGATTTAGATTAGCGTTACTTTGAATACTTGCAGCGCTTGTAAAGCCAGATAACAAACTTGTTCCAGCGTTTATATTTGCAGCTGCCATTGCATTTCTTCCATACAATCTATTTAAATTACCCTGCATCTTGTTTTGAACAGCGCTTTGTTCTAATTCTTGAACACCAACCGCTGAATTATATTTCATAATAGCAATCTCCTCGTCTGCTTCTTTTGCATTAGCAAGAGCTACTTTAAGTGGTGTGCCGCCTTCAGCAACAAAACCATTAAACCTAAAGGCTTGACTAGTTGCATCTTGTAAATCTGAAAACTCTCTTTGAAACCGAGCAATACTTAATCCATTAGCAAGCTTTAACTGAATGGCATCTTGCTCGTCTGCTAAAGCGTTTCTATCATTAATAGAAGCGTTATAATCATTTGCCGCTTTTGTTTGCTTGCCAACAGTTCTTGCTCCATTAGCCGCCACTACTGAGGAAATAATCGTTGATGCGATAGCTGCTTCTACACTCATCTATAATACCTTTGCAAATCTGAAATAATCGCTACCATCTGGGCCATATTTTCGCATAAGACCCTCGTTTTCTAACCCAAGAAACTCTGCAAACCTTTGCGCTTCTGGCCAATCTGCTCTAACCGCTGCTTGGATACGCACTAGTTCTTGTTCCTTAATAAGAATTTTTAAGTATTTAAATATTAATTTAATTATTGGCCTTACTTTAGAATGGACTCTATCAGTTGATAAAAACCAAACCTCCGCAACACCAGGCCATAACTGCTTTATCCCAGCGCAAGCTATTAAATGTCCATTATCTATGGCGCTAAACGATTGCCCAGGCACACATAAGCTTTCTGCAAAATCTAAATATTTACTAATATGATGCGGCGCACCCTTATTCATTTTACCATCTAAAATTTCTTTGCCATGTTCGGGCTTATAATCAGCAATAATCATTGATCGAAAGTCTGTAGCCTTGGAAAGATAGCAAGTATTGTCGCTGGCAATGGCTGATTTTGTTTAATAACAATGAATCCATCATTATCAAAGCCACCCCTAAACTCAACTTCTTTATCTCCAGTAAACATAGGTAAGGCCGATCCCATAACATTTGCTGAACTTCTAAAAGGTATTCTGTCTATTTCAGTTTCAGAACTACCGACTGAAATTCCAGCTGTGTTGAAAAGTCTTAATGTAATGTCGTGTATTCTTTTGATTTTACCTTGAGCTGTGCCTTCTGTACCTCCAGCATCAACACGCATAGTTTGCAATATTGAATTATAAGCTAGACCAATATGAGCCTTTGTAACTGATCTATCTAAAGATATAGCGCCAGATGCCACCACCTTATCTGGATGAGTTGCACCATTCGCTAATATTGAAACAGTTTGCCCTTCTAAATGATTTAATCCAGATATACTTGTTGCGGCTGATCCAGAATACGTTAAGCCACTATCAACAAAAAAAGCATCTTCAACGTCATTGCCAAAATCAAAAGCTGAGAAATACTCAATAAATCTAACTGTTGCTCCATTAACTGTTCTTTTAACAATCATATATAATGAATCTTCATTAAGATCACCTGGCACAACCGCTATACTTTCAACAACCGCTTGACTTTCGTTTGCTGTTTCAAGCCTAGTTGTGTCAGAACTAAGACAACTCAAAAAGCCAGTTGAGCTATGTATAGTTTCAGTTATCACAACTATTGCTGCACTAGGATTAGCCACAGTAAAATCTGCATGAGCGTTTATTGCTGTAAATATGTTATCAGCTGTAGTGTTGTTGTTTGTGTTTGGCCGAAAACCAGTTGCACTTGCAGGGCTAGAACTCCCTGCTGCTTCACTCGTAAAGGTTACTGTTGATCCGTCAGACTTTGTAAATGTTAATGTTGTGCCTACTGCTATGTTTGCATAATCACTAACTGTAACAGTACACTCACCAAATCGACCACCAACTATATGTTCATGCCATCCAACAACTTCTTCTTCTCTGCGATATGTCATTCCTACAAGGTTGCCATTTGTTAAAACGCACCACACAATATTGTCTGGCTCTTGTTGAAACGCTACATCTGTTATACCAGTATCAGTAATATGTTCAGCTAAAACTGTTAAGTCTGGAGCTTGATAACTATCTGTATCAAAATTATAAACTAATTCTCTTATTTTTCGTGATGCTCTTTGCACAAACATAGTTACATTGCCAACTTGAATTGGCTGAATATTTGCCGATCCATAATTAGCTTGTCGTTTTATCTGAGCGTTAGTTGGTGACAAGGGAACTGATGAACCACTTGCACTAACTGCAAACTCTCCACCAGACGTTCCAACAATTAACACTCGACCAGAAGCAAGGTATCTAATTACATTAACCTGGTTAGATCCTATTGTATAAGTTAAAGCATCATCTGCATCTATTCCATCTGCAAAATCTTCAAAGCTACCACCAACAGAAAAGAATAAAGTTTGTGGTTGTGCATTTGTGTTTCCAAAAACTAATCGTTGTTCATAAAACGTAACCGCTGCTGGATGACCAGTAGTTGTGCTAAACGCTCCTAAACTAAAATTATCATCTGCGGTTAAATCTCCATTTAATGTTATTGCTTGACCAGCAGCTTCATTAACAAGATCAACACTTGGCGAAAACAAAATAGTATCCGCTGAAACCTGGACAATTAATCCAGAAGTTATATTGTTTCCACTAGTTCCAGCACCAGTTATTGTTGCTTTTTGACCAACCTTAAAACCTTGCGTAATAAAAGAACCAGTTGTGTCTGTTATTCTATCGTTATGCTCTAAGCCAGTAGAACTTGGATCGCCTTCATAAAAGGCTATAGTTGATGCAACATATGCTGGCATTAGCTCGCTTCTACCTTCAGCATTTTCTTGAACTGTAGCAGTCACAACAGTTGCGCTTGTAAATCCAGTTACTTTAGCAAAACCATCATGCAGCTTTAGTAATCTGCCAACATCAGTTGATACAAACGTACTAGCACTAGCGGTAATAGTTTTCCCAGATCCAGTTCTTCCATTAGACGTTAATGTTGTATCAGTCGTATTTGGATCTTGCATAGGACCTCGCAAGAAAGCGACTTCTGATATTGTCCATGCTGTGTGACTTGTTCTTGTTATTTTTTGTACGGGGTGCAATGGATGCGTTAAATACATAACATCTGCACTTTGTGTAAATTTTATGTCTGCAACTTGGGCTGTTAAATAAACTGTGCTTACCTCTATTGCATTTGAACTTCCATCAACAACAGTTCCGCCATCTTTATGTATTCTAAAATATTGATTGCCAAACTCTAATATGTAAGCTTGCTCTACGTTAAATTCAAATGGTATTAGTCTGGTAAAGTTTGCACTTGCTTTGACTGTATTAACGTATTTCGTTCCAGGCCTTCTTGATGCTCCACCATGAGGATGAATTAAGAAGTTCTGTAACTTTTTACAACCATTAAAATACTTACTTACATCTGTTCTACCCTCTAATCTGGGTGACAATTCTCCAGCTGTAAAATTATTAAATGGTGGTGAAGCTTTCGCCATCTATAATCTCGCATTAATAAAGGTGTTAGCTGAGATAACCTCGCTATCTGCAATGGATGAAGTGTTTACAGTATTACCTTCAGTTGCATCTACGAACCTAGCTTCTTTAAGTTTTTCTCTGTAAAGAGTGGATAGTTGAGCCGCTAAAGTTATACTTCCAGATAAAGGATAAGCTATATCTGCGGCTAACGCTGCAACGATTGTTTCAACTAATAACATATCGTATTGATTTGTATCAATAACCCTTGCAACAAAAACAACATTAAGAGGTGTTTCATCAGCTAAAACTTTACGACCTTCAACTTCAAATTTAATATCTGCATCAGAAAGCTTGAGTATTCTCAAGCAGTAAGGATCAGTTGGTAATGTAAACTGATAAGCGTAAGTAAAGCTAGGAGCGGTGGCATCTGGTGCTAAAGCTTGCCTTGATATTAAACAGTTCCAAGGGTGCGCTCTAAAAACACTATCTCTTATAAACTCATATCTTTGATTACAAATTCTTGCAGCCTTACTATCTTCTGTTAAAGAGATAATATTAGATGCACCAATTTGATTTAAAGCTGAGTTACATAGTCCAACGATTGAAGCCATAATAAATTCCTATAAAAAAGGACAGCATAGAAATATGCTGTCCTTAAAGTTTAGTTTACAACGTATTGGATCATGAAAGCCATATCACCAGCGCTACCACCAGCAGCATCAAATGTTGCCGCTATATAGTAATATCCGCCTGGATCAACAGTATCACCAGCTTGAACATGAAGTCTTTGTCCAGTAGTTTCCAAACCTAGAGCTTCGTAACGTAGTTCTGCAATAGCAGCTCCATCCGCAACAGAAGTGGCAAAGATGTCAATGTCCTTAACTGCACCAGCACTTGTGTATATACCAATATCATAAGTACAGCTGCCGCCTAGTGCATCAGATCCAACTTGGATTGAAGTCACAACAGCTTGGCTTGGGATTGGTGCAAGCATAACAATATCTGCATTACCAGTATCACCAGCTGCCAAAGCCACGTTGCCTTGAGCAATACGAACTGAACCACTTAATAATGCGGCATCATTCATTACGATTGGAGAAGCTTCATAGTTCGCTATGAGCGTTGAGTTTTTTGTAGTCATATCAAATACTCCCTATTAAGCTGATTCATCACAAAGGACAGAAACCACTTTAGCTTCTTCCATTCGTGTCGAACCAAAGGTTGAACAATAAAAGACTTGAGTTGCATAAGACTTATCTGCACGCTCATCAATCTTCGCCATAACATCTTTTCCAACAGCTAATTTGACTCCATCTTCAGCCCATGCAAAACAAGTTCTGATGTTAGAAGCCACAGCTAATCTTGTAGACATGATGAATTTGAAACCCATAAAAGTATCAACTTCACCTTGAACAAGCGCTTTAATGTTAGAAAAATCGCTTGATGTTACCTGGGTTGTACCAAGTAAAGCTTCAACTT